GCCACTTCAACTGCTTAAAACCGCCCATTACAACCCTGCATTTTCTGGTTGTATGTGAATCAAATTCACAAAAGCCACCATTTACACCTAACCCGCCGCGAAATGTTGAAAATGTTATATTTCTTATTTGTCCAATTTTCATAAATCACCTTTACCTTTTATTTTGCCCTGCTTTCTCAAGCTGTTTGCCATTTCAGTAATGGCTTTGTAAGTGCGCCCAAGCTGCACGCACAATTCAGACACCGGTACTTTGCCGTACCATTCAATTAAATACTTTTGGTCAGTAGTCGTCATTGGCTTTTTGTGATTGACGTGTACATCTGGATCGTATTTGCACATTAACTCTTTCATGTGCCACCTATTGCTAATAATTATTTAGTGTAAATATCTGAAAACTCGAAACCAATTGAGTTTAGCTTATCGTCCATATCCTCAATAAATTTTGGAATTTCTTCATCAAAGACTTTGAATAAATCTAAATCAGGCTCATGCCTAACTATTTTAATGTTATTCTTTTTCATGCGCGGATCGTAGTTTGCAAAATCCCAATATTCACGACCAGTTAACCACATACTGTATTGCATTTGTGTTAAGTATTCAGGCTTTGGATCTCCGCCTAATAACTGGTCAATGTATTGTGATGTTGTCCATGGGCATTTAATTTCTAAACCGCCATTATCGCCAACCAAAGCATCAGGGCTAACACCACAGCGCATATTTAAACCGTAGATAAATGCAATTTGATTCACTTGCTTTTCATCAAATGGATCATAAAGCGCTAATGCTTTAGGCTCGTTATCGTGCCCCCACGCCATTTGCTTGGCTGTAATTTCATCAGGCAACATGCCAGTACAAACCTGAGCTATTAACTCATTCATATAGGTTTGACGTGCTGCTGAATAACTGCCTTTAGTGCGACCCTTTTTAATAATGTCATGCACTCTCGATGCTGTTATAACTCCTGCCCGCATCCTATGCCATTGCATAGTGCCTTGCTCGACTTCACCACCATCAAAGCCAAACTTACCTAAAGTAAGCTCTGAAAGCTGTTTGTATAAATCCTTAGTTGTTAGCACTTGGCAGGCCCTCCAAATTAGAGATAACTTTTATTGCTTCATCGCTGGTTAAATCTGGCAATTCATTGACGCCATGACCTAGCAACTTAGGTAGCAACTTAGTGATTAATTCATTTTCAGTTCGACCAATGCGCTTAAGTTGTTTGGTTATTTCATCTAGCTGTGAAGTAAAGCAAGGTGTAATGTCTTTAGGTTCGCTTTGCTCTTGCTGTAAACCCTCACCGGCTTCTGTATTCAAATGATGAATAGCATTATCTAGGCGCTCAACTTTAGGCCAGTATTTAGAGGCGCGTTTAACTACTGTTTTTTTAGCCATTTCTGACCAGTCAGTTTTCCATGGTGAGCTTTTACCGGATTTGTAACCGTCAGACCTTTCCATAATGGCGTTAATTTCTTCGATACTCATTTCATCGGTTAGGTAATCACCATCAACTGTTTTAGCTACACAGTAAACACCAACAACATTACCGCGATCACCAAATGACTGATAAGTGTGTGTAGGCTTATTGCCAACACCGTTGTTAATGTAATTATCGTTAGCTTTAACTACATCAGCTTGGCACCATTTAATTGAGCCTGTAGAGCAAGCTAAGTGCATTAAACCTTGATAGCTAACATCTAAGCAGATAGCACCCTTGCGAGGCACTAAATAAGCATGCTTACTTGCAGGATTTAAGCTAATGCCAATGGCGGCAACGTTAAGTATTGCACTTTGTAAGCTGGCTTGGTTCTGCCCTGCAACTTTAGCTAAGAACGGATTACCCTGCATTGCTTGAATGGCAAAGTGAGATTCGCTATTAAAATTTATTTTTTCATCCACTATGCGATCAACAAATAAACCCTCTTGCTGTTGCACATATTGAATTACATCAAAATTATTACTCATGTTGCTATTACCTTTTATTTTGATTTATATAAAACTTGCTTTTGCTTTTCATAGCCGATTAGCTCAAGCCACTTTGCAGGAATTTCTTTTTTACCTGTAAGAACCGCACTAACATAACTTCCTGTTACACCTTGTGACTCTGCAAAATTCAAGCTGGTGCTAAAGTTCTCAGCTATATAACCTTTAAGCTTAGCTCTTACTTCTTTACCGTTTAATAATCTAGACATTTACTTAACCTCATTTGTTTGGATG